TAAGACGCATCAGCTTGCGTGGTTCTTTGCTTAAGTTGATTATTTTCATTTTGTAGTTGATTAGCATAAGTGTATGCTGATTCACTAGCTCTTTCTGCCTCTCTTAATCTACGTGTTAGATTTTTAATACGTTTCTGAACTCTATCAGAATAATTTTCTAACTCATCTTCATCATTAGACTCATCTGCGGCCTCTACGGGCTCGCTTACCTCTTCATCTTTTGATTCAGCTTCTTCAGTTTCACTCTCTTCAGTTTCTAGTTCTACAACCGTTTCTTCTTCAAGAGTTTCGTCTTTTTTTACTTCTTCGCTCATTTTTACTCCTATACTGCAACGATATCAGTCGGATCATGTATAGTGGCGATCACTTCATCATCATTGATAATTCTGCATTCTGCATCATCACCCAACTTGAAACGAGCACCAGCATAACGGCCGATTAATACCCATTGTTTTTCTTGACACCAAGGTTTATCACCAAACTTAGCATCTTGATAACAAAGCGGACCCATTTTTACAACATAAGCACAAACAGTTGAAAGTCTCTCTCTATCAACTGTATCTTTTGTCATAATTATGCCGCCCTTAGATACACCCATACCTGCGAATGGTAGTATCAACATACGCCACCCTGTAGGCGAAGGCATTCTTTCTAAGGCTGATTTATCTAAAAGAGTTGGATCAAGAACTTTGAGTCCTGGATCTACATAAGCTTTATCGAGCTGTTCGCCAGTTTCTTGAACATTTTCTGATATTGCTTGATTTTCTTCTTCGATTTTTTTAGCAACGTGGTCAGGAACTACCACTTGTGTCGTCTTCGTCATCTTCTATTACTTTTCCTAGCAGCTCTCTAAGTTTACTCTCTACCTGGACCAGAGCTGTATATTGTCCACGTAAATACTCATACTGACCTATATCTTTGACACCTGCCAGTAATGTGTCTTTTACAGCTTCTTGTTGTGCATGAAGCTCTTTAATTAATTTTTCTCTTAACCAGAGTACCGACATTAATAAACGCCTGAAAACTTAGTACCTGACTCTGCTATACCAGCGCCTCGTACTTTACCCTTACCCATACCTGGTTCAGGGTTAGTGTTCACGGATACTTTTTGGCTCTTTTTAAGAGGAACGCTACCTTTATTACTGTAGCTTTGTTTATTTTGTGCTTTCATTATTTTCGTATTATAAGTTACTTTTGATATTTTTGTATTAAATCTTGTATTTTAAGCTGTTTTTGCATTTCCATTCTTTCTCTAGTGATATCAGCTTTTTCATCAGCTATTTCTTGTTGGGTTTTTATTCTTTGCACGTCAATTTGATCCTCTCTGAGAGCTTCATCCCTTCTTCTTTGTTGATCTGCTATGAATTGTTGGTTTTCTTGCGCTAATTCTTGTCCTTTCAGGGCTAATTCTTGCCTTCTAATAGCTACTAATGGATCTTCGTCTGTTGGTGCAGATATTTTTTGCGTATATTCAGCAACTAATTCAGCCAAAATAGGTGCAGAAACTTGAGCAACCAGTTGTTGCATCTGCGCTTGCATCTTTGCTTGTTCTTTCTCAGGCATCTGTTGTAATTGCATTGCCATTTGGTCGTATTGTTGTTTTAATTCTGGTGGTAGTTGCTGTAAAGCGATACCATCTGCTTTCATTTGTAAATGTTGCATGATATGAGAGTGAATCATAGCTTGCACCGCCGCATTTGACTGCACAGGTGGAGTATTAAGCAAACTCATATGGACTGAAATGTGCGCATCGTGGTTTTGTTCAGCAAAAGCTTGTGCAGGTTGACCTAACAACAGAGTATTGTTTTCCATACCAGCTTCTATTGGTAAAGGTTCGCTTGATGGAGGTGGCATAAGTAGTTGATCAGGGTTTTCTACACCTATAGCTGCATACATACGACGATATGATTCATAAATACCGTTTGGTCCATGGATTTGTGGGTTAGAATTTACTAATTGCATCATTTCTTGGGCCATAGCTATTCTTTGAGCGGTAGAAAAAATATCAGGATTAGAAACAGGGATAATATCAACCCTATTATTGAAGTCAGCAGCACCAACTTCTTGATTACCGTCAGGTGTCATATAAGGGTATTCATTTGGTAGGTATTCTTGAAACACATTAGATAAGATTTTGAATTCTTTTCTTTGAGCATTATGTAATCTTTTATGTATGGCTGATAGAACTTTAGTAGATCGTTCTAACAAAGCCATCGTGGTACCTACTGGTGCTTGTGGATTACCCTGTCCTGTATTTATTTCTGCTATAGAAGCAAAAGTTTTACCTGAATCTACTAATATTCCTAATAAATTTAACAAAGTTCCGCTTGGTTCTTTGAAAGGTAAGGGTTGAATAGACTCTCTTAGAGAACCACCAGGGGCATCCACATCTCTGAACTCTCCAGGCTGTAAGGGTGTATCTTCGTCCCTTATCCTAATACCTCTTGTCTTAAACCCAGCAGGCAGGTTTGCAAGGGTACCTGCATCAATCAATTGCCTCATTATGGACGTGGATGCCTTTGAAAGTCCACCGATCATATGTGTTAGGCCAAAACCATAAAAGCCTAGCCCAGGCAAAAATTTAAAATGTACAAAATACTCTACTTTGTTTTTTAAAGGGTCATTTTCTTTGAAGTTTCTTCTAATTGAAAGGACTTGATTAGAATTAGAATCTATTGTGACTATGTAAGGCAACTTTATCCCTGTAGGACCATTTTCATCTACATCTTCAAACCCAGCTAAATCTAAATTAGTGTGTATTTCGTATAGTATGGCGACTTCACTATCATCATAGCTTGATTGCATACCTGTGAGTTCTTCTATTTCTTCGTTGACAGTATTAGTTTGTTCAGCATCATCGCCCAGTTCTACTTTTATGTTTCTATAGAATCCTGAGTTTTGTAATTTTTTTACTTCGTTTTCTGAAAGTTTAACTATATTGGTTATCCTGTTACACGATTCTAAATCGGTTGTGTAGTAAGGCACCAACAAATCTTCAGGCGCAACAAACTTAGATACTGCTCTACCGAGTGTTTCATCGTAATATATTTTTTTAAATGCTGAACCAGCTAGCGGTAAATAAAACAAAAGCTGATCTAGTTCTTGATC